GCTATTGAGCTGATTGATGGACGCATGAAGGAAGATGCAAAGACTCCTTTTACCCGTTCTCAAATTACAGGAATGGTTAAGGCTATCCGACAGGCTCATAAGACCAGCGGAAAGAAGATTGAAGAGCAGGGCATGGAGGCTATGCAAACTTTCATCGACAAAATCTCTGTCATCTTTGACAAGAGAGACTCTAGGGCTGAGCTGCAACGATATCTAGATGGTATCAAGCACGCTCAAAAGTTGCAGAAGCGAATTAAAAGAATGGCTAAGCCAAAGGGTAGAAGCGGTGCGGCAAAAAACGTAACGACCTACGCTAAGATTGCAAACGGTTTGGCTTCAATCAATCCTGCACTTCTACCACAGAACGAGCTGGAGGGATTCGTCAGCACACTGATGTCAACCATCAGCTCGATGTCCAAGGCTAAGGCGGTCTTTGAACCGGAGATTGAAGCCTATGTTGGGGTGTCTTTCGCTAAGACCGAGGCGGTAGTTCTATACAATAAACTCAGCAACTATCAAGCAATGGAGGAGCTGGGTCGGCAGGCTGTGTTTATGGCTCGCGCTCAACTACGTGCAGCAAAGAACAATACTACTGTAGAAGAAGAGTACAAGAAACTGGTTCAGAATTACGAGAGAAGTAGGTTGTCCTCTAGTCGTAGAGCCATACTTAAATTCATTGATGACAACCCAACAATCCAACACCCAGATACAGGTGATACTGTTGTGCTTAATGCAAGCAACCCGGCGCACGTTGATTTGATTACTCAAATTTTGGCTGAGCAGGCTGCTACAAAAGAGGAGTTGCAAAAAGATGCCATCATCAATGATGTATTACTCCCAAGAATTGTAGCTAATATCGACAAGCTTCTGGAGGACACACAGATTGCGGACATCCTTGGTATCTATAGCGTTGCAGACTTGGACTTTGATAAACTCAGAGCAAGACTCAACAAACTAAAAAGACATCACATCATCAACCTTGATTACAGGCTTGACGATTACCTCATCAATGATTCGGTATATGGTATCGGGTACATGCACGCCCTAGTTCAAGGTAACATCGACATGCCTAGCGAGCTTGAAAAACTTGTGAAGCGTAAAGGATTGAAGGCGAGAAAAGGTGCTCTTTTTGGTATGCTAGATACTGTCAACTCCTATCTGTCTAATGTGATTCCAACAGACAGGATAACCTTCGCGAAGCTTAGGGTTGCTATTGGTTTGGCACAGCTAACCAATGACTTTGCTAATGCGGATTTCATTCACAGTCAGGTGGTTGAGTTGTTAGAGAATGAGATTAACAGAATTACCGAAAAGGGGGGAAGCGTAACAACCAGAATGGACAGAGCTATCATGCAGCTGTACTCTATGGCTAAGCAGATGCCTGAGTTTGAGGGCGAGCGTGGTCAAGCTGAGGCGGCTTGGTACTTGGAGCTTCGAAACTCTATGCGTAGAACGATTGATTACTACTCTGAACAGCAGTCTTTTTCTAATGAGGAGATTGATGAGTTTGAAGATGCATTCAATTACATGTTTGGTCAGGCTGAAACTCTTTCAGAAATGATTGCTCGGGTTGAGTCTGAACGTAAGGACGTAGTAGAGATGGTTCAGTTTACGTCGGACATTCACTCCAGCCTAATGCCAGCGTTTAGAAACTACGTCGAGAGGTACCTTGGAAAGGAGCTGGTTGTCGAGGACAACTACACTGCGTTTGAGGTTATTCCTGAAACTGGAGCAAGGGATGTAGATGATATGCTAAGCCTTCGAATTTCACTCAATGATGCATTGGCAAGCAGCTCACTATCGCAAACTAAAAAGGTAGCCGGAAGTAGCTTCGAGAGAAATCCTCGTTCACTCAAGGGTAAGAATAGAATTGGTCTTGACTTTCTATCTGCTAATGAGAGAACGCTGAGAGACAACATCATATTATCCAACACCGTTGGTTCAGTTGTCCGGTCAAGCTATGTCCTAAACAGCGACGCAATGAAAGCCTTCATCCCGAACGCTAAAGTTCGCATGGAGCTTGAGAGGAAAATCATGCTGTATGTGCAGCAAGATACTGGTAAGGTTCCTCCAGTGTTCCAACCTACATTCAAGGCTATTGGTTTTAGATTTATCAATCCCATCAACCTGCTTCGTAATGCGGTCATCGTAAGGGCATTCGGTAGCTTCGGTATTCAAACTCTAAAGCAGAGCACGGTTCTTACGTCGGTCATGTTTCAGACCAAGAACCCAATTCAATCTATCCCATATCTGCTTACAACCCTATCGGAGATGGTTTACTTCTCCTTGAAGACTCTAGCGGGTAAAGACGCTAAGCTTGCTCTTGATGATGGCAGGTACAAACTACTTCAAAACTCTCCTGTATTCCAGAGGGACTACGAGGCGGGCAACATCGACCCATACACAGGAAGGATGAGCCTTGATGAGGGTAGTCTTCAAAAGGTCGTCAGGACTATGAGTGATATAAGCTTGAAGAACCTTAAGGGTACTGACAAGGTTGCGGCTGTAGCATCGTGGTTCACATTCTATGGCGATGCCTTGATTACCGAAGGTGTCGTTGAAAGCTTTGACCAGATTGATTGGGATGCCGAAGCTGTTGCCCCAAACTCTACAGCATTGAGCTATGCTGACGCAATGGTGAATAAAGACCAAGCGGCATCTACTCCAAGAGAGGCAGCTGATTTGTACATGCAGGAGAAAGGTGTGAAATCTATCATTGCCTACCTCGCACAAAACATTCTTCTTCCGTTCTCAAGATTCGCCGTAAATAAGAAGCGAAGCATCTCTTCGGATGCAATGAGAATCTACAAGGGTGATGCGCAAGCTAAAAAAGAGGGTGGTGTTGCTATGCTTGGACACGCTGCCGAACTTACTCTATTTGCTTACATCGGAAAGGTTTTGATTCCTGCAATCTCTAGCATCTTTATCGACGATGACGAAGACGAGATGCCAAAAGATTCGAGATGGAGAGACATTTTATCTCAGGTTGTTGTCGATGCGAACCCGCTCCCTCCAATGGGAATCTTTGACAATCAAGTCAAGGGTGCTTTGAACAAGTTCCTATTCTATCCCTACGATGTAATGATGGAAGGTGATTTTGATTTAGGTGACGATGATGGATACGAAAGATGGACAAGGCTAGGTAAAGGTGTTCCGATGTACTATAAGTCTGCGCCAAAGGATGTAACTCAAGGGTTCACTAGATTCCTTGGCCCGTATGGAGACTTCCTTGACGATGCTAGAACGATTGCAGAAAACCTTGCGCTACCACCCAACCGTGTGGTGTCGAGCAACGGTACGGAGTACTTCGTTAGACCAGAAGACAAGGAAGCAATGGAATTGCACTACTACATGAAGACTTTCCTGTTTGCTGGTCAGATGTTCGGGCTGTCTAGTAAAGAGATTGATGTTCTTGTACGTGAGATGGATGACCTACCAAGAGACAGGAGGTTGTCCAACGAGGAGGCACTCGCTGCATACGAGGTGATTGCAGAAAAGTATGGCAACACCCTTGAAGGTGAGGTCATAGGCGAGGAGAGAATCATGAAGGTCATCGAAGACAAAGAATCTGTGTTTGATAAGAAGCGTGCTGCTGACAGCTTCCGCTCTTCTGTCAAGCCATTGGTGGCGGAGCAGGTGATGAGGGATGAATACCCAGAGGGCTACAAGTCATATATCAGAGAGGCTCGCAAGCTACCTAAGCAACTTAAGAACGCTAGAGATTACTACGCCTACCTCAGGGGGAAGAGTCAAGACATGGAGCCGCAAGAGTTTGAAAAGTTCAAGACATTCATTGACTCTTATCTGGCCATCGTCAGACCTTCGTTCTACGTTGAGGAGCAATACATAGAATCCGTAGAAGAATGAAGCTAGAAGTGATGAGGTTTAGCAGCCAAGAGCGGGACACGCTGGGGCTGTTGTTTGATGTGAGCAACGGGACAGAGTTCCGTGAGTTTCTTTGCTTCACCCTTGAGGACGAAGACAGAAAGGAGAAGGTCATGCATGAGACACGAATCCCTGCGGGAACATACAAGCTAAGGCTAAAGACTTGGGGTGGATACCATGACAGGTACACCAAAAGGTTTGGCGACATGCACAAGGGTATGCTTGAGGTATTGGATGTGCCTAACTTCGAACACATTCTGATTCATTGCGGCAACGATGAGGACGATACTAGCGGGTGCCTCTTGCTTGGCAATACCCAGACGGAGAACATCGCGTCCACTGGATTTGTCGGTGGCTCGACCGCAGCATACAAAAGAGTTTACCCTCCCATCGCAGCTGCACTGGAGTGTGAGGAATGTACAATTACATACACCGATTACGATGGATGATAAAAAGAAAATCAAAGACACTGGTCTAGGCAAGTGGCTTGCTAAAGCTGCGCCTAATGTACTCAGCACTGTAGGGGATTTACTTCCCGATAAAGGAGCACTTGGCATAGTCAAGAACTTGCTTGATAAAGAGCCGGGTGTTTCACCAGAGGAGGCTAAGGCTCGTGTTGATGCGGAGATTGCTTACCAAAACAATGTGACCGAGCGTTGGAAAGCCGACATGAGCAGCGATGTAAAGCTCGCTAAGTACATTAGGCCAGTAACACTGATTGCCTTGATGGTAATGTTTGTAATGACCATGGTGCTAGACTCTATGGATAACCTTCCATTCAACGTGAAGGACAGCTACGTGTCTCTCCTTGAGATACTTATGCTTACATCATTTGGTGCTTACTTTGCAGGACGAACCATTGAGAAATCCAGAACAAAATGAGCGAAGAAGAATTTGATATCAGCTTTCTTGACCCGAAGAAACTTAAGGAGTCAGAAGACAAGATTGAATCGGGGGAAATCACCTGTAACATTGAAAGTCCAGAGGATTGCGAGTCATGTAGTGGCTAACAAAAACCCCCACTCCGAAGAGCAGGGGTCTGAAAGGTAACCAAAATTCGCTATGCACTATCCGGCGTAACGCAATGCAATATACATCTTTATGGCATTCGCCAGAGCTCTGACACCTTGCATTTGTAAGCGTCAACGTGCTCAACAAAGCGTCCATCTCTATCCCCCTTGCGTACGCGCTTCGCTTTACTAAGAAAATCTTTCTTGGTTATCCAGCCTAGTGCCCACACCCTGAAGCTATTGTCTGTCTTGACGATAGATGTAAAGATGTATGTATCACAGTCCTGATGCAGACTAGTGTCTGCAATATGGCAATCGAAGTAAGGTGATGGTAGTTTGGTTCTGCGCTTGGTCTTGATGTCGGCTGTAAGGACGTTGCCTTTGGGTGCCCATAATAAATCGTAGTCGTAAGTGTCTTCAAGGCTCTGTTTCAGGTGCTCTGAAACCGATTGCTCTGCAATGAATGCCTCTAGATTTGCTTCACCCTCTGTGATACTGTTGTTCAATGCGCCCATTTCTTCTGCGCGTTCTTCCGCTCTGGTAATCATGCTAGATGTTACCGAGAGCTCAACCATACGAGATGAATACAGGAGTCTTGTCTCCAACGTACGAGCCAACGACATTAAACTCCATAAACTCAACAGCATCCTCAATAGTCATACCGTCTCTATGGATTAGGATTGCAACACAGGTGTCGTAATCGTACACAGCTACGACGTTTGCCCCTTGCGTGTGACCAATCAAAGCTTCTTCGAAGCCATCAGCCAATAGTGCATCGTTCTCTGCTAACACCTCGATAAGGTAGTCTCTTTTAAACTTATTGAGACCAGCGATAAACTCTTTAGTGGGTCGTGTGTTCATTTCAAATCCATTACTCGTAAGAACATCTCCCCGCTCTGCTCATCAAACGTCTTGATTGCTTTGTAAATCTTTCGAGACTCTCTTTTCACAGCTTCCCGCTCACCCTTCGTTGAATCCGTTCCTAGGCCGCAGTGCAAAGCACAGTCCATCCTAAGGAGTTCGTCCATCTTTTGTTTGTTTGTCCAAGTCGTGAAGCCTAGAATCTTATCAAGGTCGTTAATAGTGTAATCCATTTAGGTAACTGTTAAGGGCGCGTTGTACATTCGTCTCTTCTCCAATCGGACACTTTTGATGCAGCAATTCCTGTATCCCATCAAAGCCACCCTTCCACACGTACTTCTCTTTCACTTCGCGTAGGTATTCCTTCGCTTCGGTGACATCATTCTCTAGTGACTTGATTGTTTTTCTAAGGTTGAACACCTCGTCCTTGAGTTCTTTGTTGCTCATGTCAAACACTGGGTCGAAGCTACCGAAGTACACTGCCTTTGCGCTTTCGTAAGAACCCTTTAGCCTTTTATCATTTAGAATGTATCCGTCAAATCGTTTCTTGTAATGAACGATAGTGCAGTGAGTCTTACCTAAGTACTCAGCAATAGCCACCGTAGTGTAGCCTTTGTCCAGTAAAATCTTGGAGAAAATCATACGGGCATTTACGTTCTCTCTGTTTCGGCATGTTGTAATCAGCTCAACATGAAGAATACTTTCAATGGCTTCATGAAGAACGCCAAACTCCTTGTTAATAATCTTTTTCATTGTGTTAAAATCGGAAGAGAAAGATAGTCAGAGATGTCATAAACAGCCAACCATCCGCTGTCTTTTTTCGATTCATTAACAATGTCCCAAGGGAGAATCCAACCACGAGCATTTACCGGCATGCCCTTACCCACGTCTCTTTTTGTGTCGCGTGTATTCAAGTTGCTTGATTCACAGAATCTTAGTAGGGCTTCGCGATTGAAGAGATGTGCGTGAGCCTTGTAGTCACCGAAACTATTCTCATCAACTACAGAATTAGGTGCGTACTTAACCACATAGACCCAGAACTTTGAAATCGACGCTCGAATCCCACTGTCTTTATCCGCACTTGGGTTTACATACTCAATAAACAAGTTGCCAGTGGGGTCTCTACGGGTTCCGTATGAAGACCAAGCTGCCGAAGATTTGGTATCCCACTTGACCTCGAAGTAAACCTTATCGTTTAACTCAACGATATCCCAGCCGGGCTCCTTGCCCTTTGACTGCTCGTATGTCTTTAGGGTTTTGTCCCCCATGAAGTTCATCCAAGCAAGCTCTATCCTGTTGCCGAACTCAAGGTCTTTACGAAAGCTGCTCGCCATCTGATTCTTCTATGTATTCTTTGAGGGCAGACTTCATCGCTTCAAGTTCCAAGATTACCAGCTTCTTGTACTTTCTTACGTTGTCTAGCGTTTGTTCCCAACTCGTAGTTGGTGCACCCTTGTTATCATGAAGCTGCTCGTACAGCTCCGTAGTCAACCTCTGTATCTCCTGAGTACAGTAGCTGTAGAGCTGACTAAGTTTTTGCTTCTCCATTGATGTGGTTTAGTATGATTGTTATCGCGGCATCTATTTGTTTTTTGTTTTTAGGGATGAAAAGCATGTAGTCATCCATGTCATTGTCTGACATGTACTTTAAAAACAGCTTCCACCTTAAAGGAAAAGTGTGTTGTGACGGAACCCAACCCTTCGTCTCAATAATGAAACGATTCTCATGGCTAACAAAGTCTGGAGTGTACTTAATCGAAAGCACCACCTTGTTTGTCGCATCAGTCATAACATCCTTACCCCGTGTAGACTTATGATAAACTCCGGGATACCTAAACGAGTCCATCAACTGAAATGTCTCGCTCTCGTATCCGAAATCAATCTTTGATTCTTTCAGCCTATCGTAACAATAGGTCTCAAGAGTTGACTTCAGTTTTACTGAACCCCTATTGAGGTCTTTGCGCTTCCTCCCCTTTGTTGGTCTTGTTAAGTTCTTCCGGCGTTTAGCCATGCCCTAAAAGGTACGGTCAGAAGTGCTCTTGTTTGCCAACAAGTTGTTCACCAAGGGATGTGAATAGCTTTTGGTTAGGTGCGTGCATGGAGAATCCGCTCTGTGTTGAGTTCAATTCAAAAATCATTGGCTGCGCGTAGGGAGTAGGCTTGCCACCAGTGTCCACCTCTCGAACCTTTCGAACGTGCATCTCAATACACCTGCGCTGGAGAACATCGGGGTGCTGAATCTTTCTGTGTAACGTGATGAAGCAGTCACTACGATTCACCCACTTTCCGCCATGCTCAGTATCCTCTGCGTAAGGAGCGACTTGCAAACCGTCATCGCCTTTCCTGCGCTGGCTCTCAGTAATGCTGTGAGCGTTTACCCATACAGCTACATCCATGTTGTTGCTGAATGTCAGAAACTCTGACGCTGCCTCATAGTGATACTCGTGAGGGCCGACCCCACGGTTAGCACTCATCTCAATCTTAAGGCTGTTGTATGGGTCAACAAACAACCCGTCAATCGGATTCTGTCTGTGCACCTTTTCACAAAACAAGATGATGTCCATGTAACTGTAGGTCTTGCTGTTGTCAATAACAACGAAGTGCTTCTCAACCCAGTCCCTAGCCTTCTTACGTTCGATGTGTGTGGTGCTACCAATTTTCTTATTGAGCGCAAACTGAACCAGCTTCATCTTCACAGCAGCAGAACGATTCTCTGAGCTGTAGATTACCCACCTCCAGTTGTGATGCATTGAACTTGCCACCATCATCCACAAAGCAAAGGTTGTCTTTCCTATGTTGCTGTGTCCATTAATCATGACAAACTCCTTCTTGAATACGAAGCTCTCATCCATGAACTGATTGCCTGTGCTAAGACCCAAGGGTATCTTACCGTCCACATACTGCTCAATCCAATCGTAGTCGATGTCGTCACTGCTGATAAAGGACATGTCCCCATCGTTCAGCTTCATGTCCCTCTTAATCTTCTCCTCGCTGTTAATGACCTCGCTAATCGGTAGCTTCTTTCCGTTCGCTATACCGTCGCTGATGGTTAACAAAGCCCCTTCCAAATTGTCAATGTCCCGCTTCTGAATCTCTCTTTCGAGTATCCAACGAGCAACATCTTCTTCAACAATACCACTGGCAATGTACCCACCCATCAAACTAGAGGCTTTGACAAGAACGTTGTGCTTCTCTCCTTCCTCCGCCTTGCGTATCATAGCTGCTGCTATGTTTATCTTATTGAAGTCAGTCCTCCCAGACAAGTCTTTAACAACCTGATTCTGAGAATGCTCCGACATCATGCCACCATACCTCTCGTACTCAGCCTTGACAACGATGTCTGGGTCGTATGACTCAAAGCACGCTCGGCTTTCATTCTCTCCGGTGCTGTCTAACTCAAGGCCGTACTGCTCATCGAAGTATTTAATCAGTGAGCGGTAGTGGTCACGATGTCTCTCCGTGTTTGTTATCTCTACTAGACCCTTAACTCCCTCACCACTGGGTGATGCCCAGCACGACATGATGTACTTGTCTCCAGCTAAGGCAGACTTAGTTCTTGTTACGTCAACATGGTCAAAGTCTAGGACTACCAAGCCACTGTGAAACTTTAAGCTGTCATCGCTTCGCTTGTTCTTCTCAAAGACTCCGCTAAAACATACCGCAGGTAGTTCTTGCTTAATAGACTTATCACCTTCCCTTATTAGCTCAACCTTTGGTTGGCTCTTGCCTTCCTTAATCCTCGTTAGAACTGTATCTAACGATGTTATTACTGCCTCCTGTGTGCGATAGATTGTCGGATAGATGGTTACCTTTTGATTGTTCATCGCGCAGCTGTTGTATCTGGTTCTCGTACCACTTCGCTTTCTCCATGTCCTGTTCCGTGCTGTTCCCCGGCTTGTTCCCTGCCCGCATGCGGTACTTGAAGGCGTTCATCTCGCAGAACGCGATGTATGAGTCTTTGCCCCAGATATCTATCATCATCTGCCACACTTGCTTGCCCCCCTTCTTGTAGTGTTCTGGGTTTATAGCGTCTAAGTCTGATTTGGATTCGGTCTTTGAAGGCTTCGAGAGTTTCGATGATGCCTTTGATTGTATCAATTTGCTCATGAGGAGAAAGAAAGTTTTGAGCCTCTAAATTTAAGTCCTCCTTCTTAAAGGAGTCTAGCTTTTCCAGCACGATTCGAGAGGCTGTTTCGAAGTACGTTCTGTATTCAGGGCTTGAGACAAAATACATCTCATGACTCTGCTTGTAATGATAGATAGTTGTCCTGTCTTTATTGAACAGGTTTGAACACACGCTGTGGTGAAAGAAGGCTGATGTAGCATTGGCAAAAGCTGCCCTTATCTCTACCTGCTGTCGTGTTCTTGAGTTGTTTGGTTCTGCACCGATAGCCTCGATGTAGGCTTGGTATGTTTGTCTGAAGATGTCCATTGAAATAAAATTTTGTACTCCCGGCAGGACTCGAACCTGCAACATTCACCTTAGAAGGGTGATGCTCTATCCAGTTGAGCTACGAGAGCATAGCGAGGGGAGCCAGAACAATTCACGAAACTGACTCCCCCCTTGCGGTCACGATGGTCTTGACCACTAATTAGAATGGCACTTCAGAAGTGCTTTGCTTATCTACCTTGCGTTGCTGTTCACCTTGACTATTAGGGTCATACACAGAGCAGAAGGCTTTCATCTTTCGATTGTCTTCTCGGTCTGGTACAGAGACTACATCAATGTAAACTCTACCCTTTGCAGTTGCGTACTGCTTCAAGTTGTCCAACTCCTCCAGCGTAAATGATACTCGCTGGTTTACTCGTGGGGATTCAGTGTATCCCACATACACGTTGCTGTTATCAGCCATGTCTAAAAAATTAAAAGGTTAATGTAAACTGCTTGTACCGGTTGCGGGATTGTACAACTCCCATAAGTCCTTCAGCGTACAGCCACATTAGGCGTAGCTTAGTTCTGTCCTGCTCGTCCATGGCATCAGCCAGTTCCTTGTAGGGCATCTTCAATTCAGTGATGGCATAGTATGCTGTAAAGCATCGGTCGGTGAAACCGTCCTTGCCAAAGTCCTTACACTTGGTAACGTCGATACCAAAGTGCAGGTTTGCTCGGTTGATTAACTCTTGTGCCTTCATTAGATTAATCCTTTGATGTAGAACGTCTCTGTCTCAAGGTTGTTGTCCAAGTATCGAGTAATTCTTTCTACTGCTTTGTCAAACTTCACCTTGCCATTCTCAATGGTTTCGTCACTGGCTTGGTACACACCGATGACGTAGGGATACGCCTTCTCTTGCGCCACCCAGTAGAACTTATCCAGACCAAGCACACTACAGTAGATGTAGGCTTGGATGTCGTACCCGTAGTCCCGTACTGCGTAACGGAATGCCGATAGGCTACGAGTAGTCTTGTGGTCGCTGATGTAGTCCTTGTTCAAGCAGTCCAAGAATCCACGTACAGGAACGCCTGAGATT